CCACAAGTGAACAGCCTTCAGCGTTCTCTATTCCAATTATTGTGGTCATCAAGCCTCCTAGACTCCAATCTTCTCACGGCGCGGCGTAATGCTTGGGTGCTTGTATTTGTCGGTGGCGTTCTGTAACTTTGCCCATGACCAGAGCCGCAGGCTCATAAAAGAAAGAAGGCATAAATTATGGCATTTGATCTAAATGCTTATGAAACCGTTGCAGAAAGATTACAACGCGCTCATGCAGACCATGATGATCTAAGAATAATTACAAGGATCATTGACATTGTTAGAGATCCGCAAACATTAAGCCCGCTTCAATACATTGTTGAAGCATCAGTATTTTATGGTGATGTGTTAAAGGCAGTTGATTTTGCAGAAGAAATGGTTGGCAGTTCACACATCAACAAAACTTCTGCACTAGAAAACGCATCTACAAGCGCAAGTGGCAGAGCGTTAAGCCTTGCCGGGTATCTTGGTGTTAATCCAACTACAAAAAAACCAGAACGCCCAACGCGTCAAGACATGGAAAAAGCATCACGCGTAGAGGCGGCAGAAAAACCAACTCTAAAAACACGCGTATTTACTGAAGGTGAAATTGGTTTAGCAACAGCCGCAATTGCGCAAGCAGAAGCCGCAGTTACTAAAGATGAACTGAAAGAAATTTACCGTACTAATGCAGATGTTTTGGAGGCAAAAGTAAACGGTGTAACACTTCTTGATGTAATCAATAAGAAGGCGGTGCAGTTCAAGTGAATGAAGAACTAGATTTTTCATTGCCTATAACACCGTATGCAGGAACTTCTGGTTGGAAAGGATCAGAGGCAAGCCATGACCGCGTTATTGAAGATGACGCAGATGGCACAACAAGCAAGCGCCAAAAAGAAACTTTGGTTTCTTTGGGTGCGGCGGGTATCCGTGGACTGACTTGGAAAGAGTTGGGTGAAATCTACGGTTGGCATGCAGGGCAGTCATCAGGCTGTTTATCTGTATTGCATTTGGAAGGTATGGTTGCCCGATTAAAAGAGCGCCGTAACCGTTGTTCCATCTATGTTCTGCCGGCGTTTGTAAACGGTAGAGAAACTTCAGAAAGAAAAACAAATACATGTAAACATTGTGGGGGAGAGTTATGAGCAAGAAAGAAAATAAGTTCAAGCCGTCAGCAGGATTTATGGTTGCAGTTCACATGAATTCATTGGGTATTAGAGCAGTTGCAGATGAACTTGATGTTTTTGCTGAAGCGCTTGGTGAGGCTATGGATCGCGCAGGTTTTCAACTGGTTGCAGATCCATTCAATCTAACGGCTGATGCAACGGGGCTAATTAAATTACAAGCCCGCCATGAAACAGAAGGATTAAGAATAGTAAAGGAGCCTGATAATGATGACGCAGGTAGTGACACCAGCACAGATTGAGGCGCGGTTATACGCTCTTTCAAAAGAGATTGATGATTGCCACACGGAATTAGTAGAGGCTGAAGCCGCGTACAATCGGATCAAGAGTGAGTATGAACTTGCTATGGCTAGAAGCAGAATGACTTATGCAACTAAATCATCAGCCACCGGCAAGAACTACACCGTTCAAGAGCGTGATGATCTTGCGTTGTTGGACAATGAAAGATTACACATGCAGATTGGATTTGCTGAAGCAACTGTAAAAGCCGCCCGCGCAAATGCAAACCGTATAAAAACACAAGTTGAAATTGCCCGCTCTATTGGTACATCAGTGCGTACCAGTTTGGATTTAGCATGATGACATTTATCGCTTCATTTGTAGGTGGAGTTGTGGCTGGTTATTTTGGCTACCGCATAGGGTTTAAGATGGGTGTATTAGCGGCAATGGCTCGCATGAACGCCGTAATTGTGCAGATGCAAGATGTGGTTGCAGACATAAATGAATTCCAAAAGCAATGGACTGAAGATGACCTTTGATGAAAGGGTGCAAACCCTTAAAGAAACTTTGGTTCAACAATTTGGTTACGGGCGCAGGGAAGCCGGCGCATTGGCAGAAGAAGCAATGACCAATCTTGATAGGCATGTGAAACTACAAGAACTAGCAATTAAACGCATAATGGAGGCGCGCAGATGATTGATTTACAGGACATGGTTGTTAAATCGCTTAGGGCGTATGACAGCCAACGCGATAGATCACAGCAGGTAGAAATTGGACCAAGCAGTATTGGTGGTTGCCGCCGCCGTACTTATTATGATCTAAAGCAAGCACCAAAAACTAATGAAACAGAAAAACTTGCCGCAATTCTTGGAACATTTATCCACGCTGGTATGGAAAAAGCAATTACCCGCAATGACCCTTTTGGTGATAATTTCCTTATTGAAATTGAGGCAGAACATGACGGTTTGAAGGGTCACTGTGATCTGTTTATTAAAGATCTTGGGCTGGTAGTTGATTGGAAAACAATTACAAAGTCTGGCATTAGATACTTAAACGATAAGCAGAAGCGTTATCAGATCCATGTGTACGGTTATTTGTTATCTAAAAATGGTTATGATGTTAAAGAAGTTGCCATTGTTGGAATTCCCCGTGATGGCAAGATGAAAGACATTGTGGTTTTGCGTGAGCCTTATGATGAAAGCCTTGCTTTGGAAGGCATTGCATGGCTGGAAGATGTTAAACAAACAGTTATACAAAATCTGGAAATTCCCGCACCAGAAAAAACTGTTAAATTTTGCGCAGATTACTGCCCATACTTTGATGCAACGGGGGTAGCGGGTTGCCCAAGTATTCAGAAGTAAATTGGGATAACGCCGCGTGTAAAGAAGCAGAAGTTTACACAGATCTTTTTTATTCAGTTGAAGAAGAAAGATCAATAATGCAGTATGAGTACATCAACTCATTACGCACTATTTGTGCGGCTTGCCCATTATGGAAGGCGTGTTTAACATACGCATTTGAACATGAAAATTACGGTGTGTGGGGTGGTTTAACTTCTGTTGAAAGAGTTGCACTAAAAGATGATGGGAAATACCCTAATCAAAGAAGCCGCGCAATTTTCAACATGAACCAATTAGGTATAACTTTGGATCAGATAAAGGAGTGCATGTGAGCATTATTAGATCCCCAAGGTTAGAAAGTAATTTTTCTGTAATTTCAAATGCGGTAATCCGTGACAGCCGCCTTAGTTACAGAGCGCGTGGAGTTTTATTAGAAATCCTTTCCCGCCCGGATAATTGGCGCGTATCTGGTGACTCATTAGCGCGATCCGGTAAAGAGGGTAGAGATGCAATTTTAACTGCGCTAAAAGAATTACGGGATTGTGGCTACATAAGAATGGTCAAGGTGCGCAATGATGATGGGACTTTTGAAACAACAAATTATGTTTTTGATACACCACAAGATGTAGTACCGCGCCCTGAAAATCCTACTACGGCTAGTGTTGAGCCACCGTACCCTGAAAAACCGGCTACTGGAAAACCGGGGTTGGGTAATCAGGGTTCTTTAGAAGAACTATCTAAGAAGAACTTAGATACAAACACAAAGTTTGATTTATTTTGGAATGTTTATCCAAGAAAAGTTGCAAAGAAATCAGCAGAAGCGGCTTTTGTTAAAGCAATCAAGCACACACCGTTTGCGTTAATTCTCTCTGGTGCAGGTAGATACGCAAATGATCCTAACCGTGTTGAGGCTTATACAGCCCACCCTGCTACATGGCTAAATGCACACCGTTGGTTAGATGATCCTTTACCGGTCCGCGAGAAAACAGCAGAGGAAAAAAAGGCTGATGAATTACGCATTTCTAAAGAAAAAGAATTACGCGCAAAAGAAGAAAGCCGGCGTTACGCAGAAGAAATGGAAGCCGCTCGCGCTCGCGCCGTACCTATGCCGGAAACATTACGGGCTTTGATAAGAAAGTAATTTGTACAACTATTACGGATAACTGTTACTATTTATGTAATCATTACAACTATAAGGAGTTGAAAATGGCTACAATGGTAAAGGTACAACCAAAAAACTTAAATTGCGGTGATCAAATTGTTTTAGATAACAATGTTGTGCGCACAGTTAAATACATTGATGGACCAGATCGCATTGGTACTTATGATCTAAATGTGATTGATGAAAACGGAAATTGTCACATTGAACTTGTGACAGATTTAGTTACAATCATTATGTGATTATTTTTAATGTAGATGGGCAACCGATCCCACAAGGATCTATGAAAGTCATCAACGGGCATGTGATCCATTCACAAGGGTCAGCGCTCGCGGCGTGGCGTTCAGCAATTGCTTTGTCTGCAAAATCAGCAGGAGCAAAACCGCACATTGAACCAGTAGAAATAGAACTGGTGTTTAGAATGGCTAAGCCCCGCACTGTGACCCGTTCAGAGCCTTCAGTGGCTCCTGACCTAGATAAACTAATTAGAGCGGTCCTAGACGCTCTCACAGCCGTTGCATACCGTGATGATGGGCAGGTGACACGGATCACGGCTACTAAGGAGTACGGAACCCCCGGCGTGAGCGTAAAAGTCGGTGCAAAACTTCCAAAAAACCTTGCTTAAATGTTGAGATAAACCCATAACTATGCCTATACTTATGCCATAGCCCAAAGGGGCAAAGACATGGAGGCAAGGCAATGAACTACAAGAACTACAACTACGGAACAGAATTAGCATCTGCTGATAACGATACAGTTGAAACAGCAATTGTTAATGGTGATGTAACACCAGTAGCACCATCAGTTAGTGATCTTTACGGTGCGGCAGAATGGTTAGCACTTTACGCATCTGGTGATGATTTAGAAATTGCACAATCATTTGCAAATGTAATTGCTTTCTTGCAATTAACAGGTGAAGCAAAAATTCAACGCAAAGCAATCAACAAAGCAAAGCGCGATTATGCACAAGAAAAAGGCATTAAGTTTTCACAAGTTCGCTACACAAAGAAGGCAATCTAATGCGCAACCGCACATACATTTTTTACCCTGCCCCTGCTGGTGGCAAGTGGCATACCGTGGACAGAATGACGGGAGTTGCGACCTGCCACAACGCAATTATGGACACAAAAACGGCTCCAATTCATGTAAGCCCACACCAAACAGACTTTCACCCACTACTTTGCCGCCGGTGCTTGGGCAAAAAATAGTTAAAAAAGGTGCTTGTAATTCTTTCAAAAATCCGTAATACTTATCTCAACAAAGGGGCAGAAGCCCCCCAAACATGGAGGCAACAAATGTCAGTAGTAACAGCAAAGATCCAAGCAGGAGAACAACCAAACTTTGTAGAACCAAAATCAAATGTTGGTGCAACAGAAGATTATTGTGTTCAGTGTGGGCGCAAAGTTGGCGCTAATCCTTGGTTTGTAGAAGTCATTGATGGTGGCTCAATCCGTTTACAAGATGGCACAGAAGCCGTTAAAGATGGCGGTTACATGGGTTGTTGGGCAGTAGGCAATGAATGTGCAAAATCATTTGCACCAAACCTACTATTCAAGATAAAGAAGGAGGCGTAATTATGGCAAGCAATGTAGTTAAGAAATTACAAATTGAACTAGATGGGTACAGTTTCTCTGACCTAGCAGGTTTAATAGAAGAAAAGGTTATTGAAAAGATCCAAGAACTAATTGAAACTGAATGTTCAGAATTATCAAACATGGGAGATGACGGCAATACAGATCTTTCATTAGAAGATACTGATGTTTCAATAACAGGTGACGGTTTAGAAGCCACTATTTACTTTAATCGTGAGTCAGGTAAATTTGCGGCAACAAGTGATGTAGAAGATGAAGTGATACGCCTTCTGCAAAATCAAGAAATTGAAGTGTCTTTCAATTTTTCCCTAGTGATCTAAAGGAGGCAAAATAATGAAATGTCCAAAATGCGGAACAGAGCCGCACACACCAATTCAAATCAAACGCGCTGGCATGTGTCGCTGGTGCGAAAAACAACAGGAGGCAAAGTAATGAAGTTTAAGATAGAAATGTTTATTGACAAAGAGGATTTTGCGATCCCCGCCAATAAAAGCAAGTCAATGATCAACGCATTACAGCGTGAACAGATCCTTCAATTAGTAGAAGCATCTATTCCCAATGCTACTGTTTTAGCAGTACGCAAAGTTCAAGAAGATCAGAGAACCTGCTAATGAAACTAACTAAACGCGGTTACATAGTGTTGTGGATTACCGTAATTCTTGTTGCAAGTTTATTCACTTATGTAACCAGAGATGTTTGCTATGTAGGTAACATGCCGGGTAACACCTTTGGTTATGGCTCATGTTCAGAGATGATTGATTTGGTAGTAACACCATGACACCCGGTTTCAGCATGATGGGTTCAGGGATCTATTCAACCACCGTAACGCGTGAAATTATTTGCCATGAGCGTTGTGAGGACTGCGATCAAGAGGGCAAGAAATGTGAAGCGGTGTGGCAGGAAGATTTTGAAACTGACGATTGGGGCAATGTAGATCAGAGCGTGACCTGCAAAAGTTGTGGGCATAGTTACACATACACAGAAGAAAGAGAATGAAGGCAATGGCAATTGAAATAGATGTTTGGGAATACATGATACAAGTAGTAGAAGATGGAGCCGTAACTTATGTGCGCAGGTTTGATAATGCCCTAGAAGCAGTTAGCACCTATGACCGCTTTGTAGATCATGGAATGTGCCGTATGTGGCGTGAAATTGTGCTTGTTGAGCCTAACGGCACAGCCCACGCAAAGACATTTGATCACCCGTTAGCCCGTAAATTACAGGTAAAATAATCTAGTCCTCAAAATAACCTGAAAGGGGTAAATCATGGACCAAAATGTAAACCGTTGTAAAAACTGCGGTGATTGGGTTTACGGTACAAATAATTGCGGCTGTTGTGGCAAAGGAGCCAAAGGCTAAAGCCTGAAGCCTATTCAACAAATCCTTCTAGTAGCCGTTATTGCGGTTGGGTTTGTTGTATTACCGGGAGCAGAAGCGCAAGCCCCGGTAAAAACACAAGCACAAATTTTGCGGAGTTTGCCTCCAAAACAATTTGCTTTTCACCTTGTAAGTAAACAATGGGTAAACGCAAACCGTGAATTTGCATGTTTGGACCTGCTCTGGCACAAAGAAAGTGGCTGGCGTTCTCATGCGGCTAATCCACACAGCACCGCATTTGGAATTCCCCAATTTCTCAATTCAACTTGGGTAAATTATGGTTATCCTGTTCGCCCTGAAGATCCACAGGTTCAAATCAAGGCGGGGTTGCGTTACATCTATAAACGCTATTCCACACCTTGCGGCGCTTGGGAGTTTTGGAAGCGCAAAGCCGGTGCAGATCTAAGGGGTGGTTGGTATTGATAAGAAAGTAGTTGAAATAGTTACGGCTAGAGCCGGCAACTATTGTGAGGCGTGTGGTGGTTTAGCGCAAGAGTCTATGGCGCTACACCACCGCAAACTCAAATCCCGTGGCGGCAAAGATACGCCTTCCAATTTGATCCGGGTACATCATAGTTGCCATAATTTAGCCACTAACAGTATCCACGGTAATCCAACTTGGGCTACTGATAAAGGTTTTATGGTTTCTTCATGGCAAGAACCAGACAAAACCCCAATGGTTCTACCAGACGGCAGAATTGTTTTATTACATAATGACGGTACAGTTGGCACACTAATGGAAGGCGATTAAATGAACATTCAGGTTAAAGGCAATGTTGGTTCTGATCCGGAACTAAAGTTTTCAAAGAGTAATACAGCATTTGTAACTGTTTCTATTGCTTACACACCACGCTCAAAACAGGGTGATCAGTGGGTTGATGGAGAAACTATGTGGTTCCGTGTAGTTCAGTTTGGAACAAAAGCAGAAGCAACCGTTGATGCAATTAAAAAAGGTGACGCTGTAATTGTTACAGGTGAACTAAAGCAAAGCACATACACGGACAAAGAAGGCAAAGAAAAAACAACGCTTGAAATTGTGGCTGACCAAATTGGCTTACTTCCACGATTGATTAAAAGTAGCAAAGTAAGCACAGACAATGAGGGGGCATTTCCATGGTAACTGATGGATTGATTAACGCGGCAGAAACAGCACAAATTCTTGGTATCACTATGAATAACTTACGCCAGATCCAACACCGTAAAACAATTACATGGGTAGAAAAGTCAGGGCGCAATGTTTATTACAAGCGTGATGATGTCGAGGCTTACAAATTAAAGCGTGATGCTCGCGTAACTAACAACTAAGAAAGGCTAAACATGAACAAAGAAATTAACGCAGGTGAGTATTGGATCCATTTGGGTATAAGTTGGAAGCGTTTTGCTCTTGGTTTTAGCATTGACCGTTACGCTTTTGCATTAGACATTGGACCATTTTGGTTTGGCTTAGAATGGTAATTAGTCAGGATCCTGAAGTAGCCATTGCGTTAAGCATGTTTGCCGATAGATTACGCACCAAGAACAGAGATGAATTAGCGGATAAGATTGAAAACATTATTGATTTAGTACGGGAAGAAGTAGAAGCGGAATTAAAGACAAAACCCCGTAAGTAATCGTAGTATTTGGTCATGCCCGTAGTTATTACTGATGAAGTCACATTGGCTGACATAGATGAAACAATTGCCTATGTCAATCAATTGTTAAAGACTGACACTTACGGCAACCGCATGGACTGGAAGAAAAAAGAAGATCTGCAAGTAAGCATTGATGAATTACTAGATGCCCGGATAAACCTTATGAGGACAGGCAGAGCGTTTATTGAGTAAAGTTTTTATCTCACTTTGCGTAAAGTTTTCTATCACATTACAGTAGATACATGGGTATAAAGACACCTGAACCAGAGCAATTAGACCGTGAACTAGCGGTTGTTGAGTTGCGCCGTGAGGGTAAAACATGGCAACAGATTGCAGATGTAGTTAATTACGCAACTGCTATGGGCGCTTGGAAGGCTTACCAACGCGCATGCCAGAGAACCCTGCAAGAGCCAACAGATGAAGCAAGGCGCATTGAACTGGATCGCCTAGACGCATTACAGCGCACCTATTGGGAACCGGCAGTAGAAGGTAATTTGAGAGCGGCAGACTTTGTGCTTAGGGTTATAGACCGTAGAGCGCGGATCCTAGGCATTGATGCTCCACAAAAGATACAAGCGGAAGTGGTGAACTATGACGGAATTGGAAGCATTGACGCAGAAGTTGATAGGATCGCCAGAATTATTGAAGCCGCAGAATACGCAGAGCGAGAGCGATCAGAACGCAACAACGCCACCACCATCATTGAACAACCGCATCAAAGCATCACGGTACTTGTGGAAGATGAACCTAGCGCGGAAGGAACAACTACCGCCTGAAGGTGATTGGAACATTTGGCTGTACATGGCTGGTAGAGGCGCTGGAAAGACCCGTACAGCCGCAGAGTGGCTTGCATGGGAGGCAATAGAGAACCCGGATACAAGATGGGCGATTGTTGCCCCTACCTTTTCTGATGCTAGAGATACATGCGCTGAAGGTGAGTCTGGCGTAATTAGTATTCTTAGGCGCTATCACATGCTAGAAAGTTGGAACAGATCCATGGGTGAGATCCTTTTGCGTAACGGATCCCGTATTAAACTCTTTTCTGCTGATCAACCTGACCGTTTCCGTGGTCCACAACATCATGGTGCATGGTGTGATGAGTTAGCCGCATACCGTTATTCAGACTCTTGGGATCAATTGCAGTTTGGTCTGCGCCTTGGATCTAAGCCTCGCATTGTTGTTACCACCACACCTAGACCAACGCCGCTAATACGCATGTTAGCCGGGCGCACAGACGGTTCTGTAACCATCACTAGAGGATCCACATTTGATAACGCTAAGAACCTTGCGCCATCTGCTTTGCTGGAACTCCAAGCGCGTTACAACGGCACAAGATTGGGTAGGCAAGAACTTTACGGTGAAATTTTAGATGACACTGATGGTGCGTTATGGACCAAGGGCGTAATTGACCGTAACCGCGTAACTAAAGCCCCGGCAATGTCACGCATCTTAGTTTCTATTGACCCTGCCGTAACTAATACATCTAGTAGTGATGAAACAGGAATTATTGTTGCCGGTTGTGACACTGGTGGCAACGGTTATGTACTTGGTGATTACTCATTTAAGGGTAGCCCGCTTGAATGGGCTTCTAAAGCCGTATCCGTATTTGATGAATGGAAGGCAGATAGCATTTTGGTTGAAGTAAACCAAGGCGGTGACATGGTAAGCGCAGTTCTAAAGCAGGTGCGTAATTCATTACCGATTAAAGAAGTGAGAGCGCATGTGGGCAAGAAATTACGGGCAGAACCGGTAGCGGCTATGTATGAACAAGGCAGAGTTCACCATGTAGGAGAGTTTGCGGTGTTGGAAGATCAAATGACAGTGTGGACTCCAATGGATCCTGATAGCCCTGACCGTATTGATGCCATGGTGCAAGCATTTTCTGATTTACTTGGAACTTCAAGTGTAAGTAATTACTTTAATGCAATTGCTAACATGTGTCCCGCATGTGGTTTGCCTATGCCTAAATCATTTGGCAGTTGTTCTAAATGTGGAACCGCTATGATTACACCAGTCGCAGAAGGAGCATAAATGGCAGTCCAATACATTGTTGAAATTGATCAAGGTGCAGATTGGTTTTTTAATGTTACTTATGAAAACCCTGCTGGAACACCCGTAAACATCACAAGTTATACAGCCGCTTTGCAGTTACGATCACTGCCAGAAAGCACAATTGCAATTCTTTCTCTTGCAACAGGTAGCGGAATTACTATTACTGGCGCGGCTGGATTAGTTGCTGTACGCGCAACAGCCGCACAAACAGGTGCGATCATTGCAGGAGATTATTACTATGATCTTGAAATTACATCACCGCAGGGTGTTGTAACCCGTTTAGTACAAGGTCAAGCGCTAGTGAACCCGCAGGTAACACGCTAATGGCAGAAACAATTGTTGTTGAACCGGTTATTCAGAACATAACGATTGTTGAAAGCACTGCCCAAATCAGTGTTACTGCACCCGGTCCGCAAGGTCCTCCCGGTACATTTGCACCATCAGACATTTTCTATGTACACACGCAAGCACAATCATCAGCAGTCTGGACTATTAACCATAATTTAGGCGGTCAGCCTACTGCCGTGGTTTTAGACTCCGCAGGAACGCAATGTGAAGGAACTTTCAGTTATCCTAGTACCAATCAAATGATCATCACATTTACGGCGGCGTTTAGTGGCGTTGCCTATGTGGTTTAAGGAGTAAACAATGGCGCGTAAATTTTTAGTCAGTATTGATCTCAACAAGAATGAGTTGCAGAACGCGGTTATTCAAAACCTTGCCACTGCTCCCGCTACACCTCTTGCTGGTCAGGTTTATTACAACACTTCTGACAATCAACTTTACATTTACAACGGAACGCGTTGGGAAGTAGCCGGCAACGCAGTCTTATCTGGACTTCTTGCTAATCGCCCTGCCGCTAACTCTGTTGATGCAGGAACTATTTTCTATGCAACAGACACTTATCTTTTTTACTATTCAGATGCTTCTACATGGACACAGACAAACGCATTTGGCACAGTAACAGCACAGACTTCATACGGTGCGGCAAGCGGTAATGGATCTGCAACAACTTATGCCCGCGCTGATCACACACACGGTACACCGGCATTGGGAACAGCAACACCTAACGCAATTGCAGGGGTTACTGGATCTGCTGGTACAGCAAGCACACCTTCCAAAGAAGATCACACACACGCATTTACTCCTGCGGCAGATCTATCAATGGCTGGTTTCAAACTTACATCTTTGGCAACTCCAACCGCAGACACAGACGCGGCTAACAAGGGTTATGTAGATAGCGTTGCACAAGGCTTGGATCCAAAGGCTTCAGTAGTAGCCGCAACTACAATTAACGGAACATTAGCAACAGCATTTGCCAATGGTCAGGTTGTAGATGGCGTAACGCTTGCAACCGGCAACCGTATTCTTATCAAGAACCAAACAGATCAAACAGCAAACGGTATTTACACAGTTAATGCCAGTGGCGCACCTACACGCTCAACTGACATGGATAACGGCAGTGAATTTCCCGGCGCATTTGTATTTGTTGAGCAAGGAACCGTTAATGCTGATACAGGCTGGACTTGTACAAACAACGCTCCTGTAACACTAGGCTCTACCAACATCACTTGGACTCAATTCAGTGGCGCAGGTACATACACAGCCAACAACGGTGTTGTTCTCAATGGTTCTGTTTTCTCTTTTGCACCACGCGCAGGCTACGGTTTGCAGACAGGCGCAAGTGGGGCAGAAGTAAAACTTGCTACTACATCAGGCTTAAATCTTTCTTCTGATCTAGCGGTAGGTGCTGGTAACGGTATTACCGTACTCACAAATACAGTGGCTATTGATAGCGCCGTGGTTGTAAGCAAATACAACACAAGCATTGGTGATGGATCTGCCACTTCATACACAGTTACCCACAACTTAAACACTAGAGATGTACAAGTTACACTTTATGACAATACAGCCCCATACGCTGAAGTGATAGCAGATGTACAGCACACAACAGTGAATACCATTACAGTTCTATTTTCAGTTGCTCCAACATCTAACCAATACAGGGTAGTTGTACAAGGCTAATTAACCAAAGGAGATACACATGGGTCTGCGTGACCGTATCGCAAAAGCCATAGCAACAGGGGACATAGAGAAGAAACCTAATCTTCCGGCAGGTTCCGTTGTTATGTCGCAGAGTGACATGCTTGCCGTTGCTAACCAACTGCAACAGAACTACGGCAATACTAATCCGCTTCCACGCGCCCCATTTTCAGCAACCGTTCCTTTTGGACCGGGTATGCCTATTACACCGGGAGCAATCAACCCGGTAAATCCTGAAACCGGCAGACCAGAACCACGCCGTTATGAATACCAAGTTGCACAGAACATCAATGTAACTGAAACACGCCTTATCCCATTTAAGACATTGCGCGCCGCCGCAGATCAGATAGACATTTTGCGCCGTTGTATTGAAGTAACTAAATCTAAACTTGTTGGTCTTGATTGGGACATTGTTCTTGCAAATGACGCTTCAGAAAAAATTATGTCAGAGTCAGGTGGCGATCATGTGCGCGCTATGGCTAAAGCCCGTGAGAAATACAATGATGAAATTGCTCGCGCCCGTGATTTTTGGGAAACACCAGATAGAGCAAACGGTTTAACTTTTTCTGATTGGCTAATGATTGCCGCAGAAGAAATCCTTGTTATTGACGCATGGGCTACATACCCATTAAAGACCGTAGGCGGGGATCTGTACGCGTTCCAACTCTTAGATGGATCAACTATTAAGCCGCTCATTGATGATCGCGGTATGCGCCCTATGGCTCCTAACGCGGCGTTCCAACAGATCCTTTATGGTTTTCCAAGATCTGAATTCAGCGCAACAGAAGAAGATCCAAAGGCAGATGGTGAATTTACTACTGACCAATTGGCTTACATGGTACGCAACCGCCGCACAATCAGTGTTTATGGTTTCTCACCAGTAGAGCGCGCATTGCCATTGGCAGACATTTACCTACGCCGTCAGGAATGGATCCGCGCAGAGTACACAGATGGCGTGTTGCCAGAACTTATGTTTACTACTGATGAAGATTGGGGTACTAACCCGGATCTGCTACGCGCTTATGAGAACATTCTTAATGATGATCTTTCTGGTCAGACACAACAGCGTAAGCGCGCCCGTTTGCTACCTAAAGGCTTATCACCTGTAACTAATGATGGTTATGGTGAAAAGTTTAAGGACACGCTTGATGATTATTTGATTACAAGCATCTGCGGTCACTTTGGTGTACAGCCTTCTGAAATAGGCTTTGCTCCAAAGGGCGGTTTAGGTGGAGCAGGGTTCCAAGAAGGTGAAGCGGCGAGCGCTGAAGCAATTGGAATTCAGCCATTGGCTAACTGGATCAGCAAGATGATCACAAACCTTTCTTACACATACCTTGGTATGCCGCGTGAACTTGAATTCAAACTAATGACTTCAAAGCGCATGGACAATGAGAGCAACGCCCGTAAGTCACAGATTGAAATTACATCTGCTGGTAAAACAATCAATGAGCGCCGTTCTGAACTAGGTTTGCCGTTGCTTGATACTCCACAAGCAGACATGCCTATTCTTGTAGCCGGTGCAGACATGTTCTTATTCTCACCAGACGGCATTATTAACGCCAAAGAAGTTATCTCTGCCCCTGCCTTGGAGGGTCCAAATGCAACTCCTATTGCGCCTACAACTCCTGATACTGCAAATGCGCAACCGCAGGAGGAAACGGTTAGAGTCCCGGATAAAGAAATCCCGGAAGAAGAAGTAGATGAACTTGATGAAGAAGAAGTTGAGAAAGCCGTAGAAAGTGAAGTTAAGGCTTTTATGAAGTGGGCTAACAAGGGTAAGCGCGCCCGCCTATTTGAGTTCAAGAGCCTTGATCCAATTGTGGGTGAAGCATTGAACCGTTGTGCTTTTGACGGGGATCTTGAAACCGCCAGAGCGCTCGCTAAAGCGTATTTAACATGACCTACAAACGCGCATTAGAGGCAGATGCGCGTTTAGCCGCAAAGAACGCACTAAAGATCAGGGCGGCTTTACGGCAAACCTTTGATCCTAAACGGGTTTATGAACAGTACCTATTGACCCAACCCAACCAGTCAGATAGCACTCCACAAAACAACGCCCGCGCCCGCGCATGGGTAATGCTCAATGTGCGCGTAAACATGGAAGCGCTTAAAGAAGTCATGTTGCGTGTATGGGCAGAAGGCTATGTAACCGGTCAAGCATTTGCAAATGAACAATTACAGATTGCCCGTGAAATTAACAAGGCTGATGACACCATGGCTGAAGTTGATTGGGCTAACTGGCAACCCGGCGATAGAGCCGCCGCATTATTGCTTAGACCACCTAAAGCATTTCAACAATTGTTGGAAAGTCAGAACATTACATTCAAAGATTTCTCTGATACCACGGTGCGCGACATTGGTAACGCTATTGGTGAAGCGATTGAATTAGGTTTACCCGCAGAGAGAGCGGCTAAAAGACTAATGACCCATGTGGCTAATCCTGCGCGAGCGCTATCCATAGCAATCACAGAACAGAACCGCGCTATTAGTTACGCAACTATTAACCGCTATAAAGAAGCCGGATTAGAAAAGATGGAATGGGAAGTAAGTAGCCCATGTGACAAGTGCGCAAAGAACGCTAATCAAGTTGTGCCTATTGGACAGCCTTTTAATTCAGGCAACACACAACCGCCCGCACACCCACATTGCCGGTGCGTACTGCTCCCTGTATTGCCTGACTTCAATGATCCTGCGGCTACTGGTGGAAGCGTAACTATGCCTACCGTTCCTGCCCCTACTTCTGCTCCTTCTTTTTCTGGTTCATGGCAAAAGGTAGATGAACAAGCGTGGGTAGATCGCCAAATTGCGAGAAGGGCTTTAGATCCACGCTTTACTGATCCTTACAATGAAATTCAGTTAAAGATTTTGCGGGATCAAGCAAAAGACTCTGACATTTTCATAAGGGGTCCACACATTTTGCGTGTAGATAGAGCGCTAAAGAACGGTCCTACTCCACAAGAAGTAGAACAATTTTTAACTAACTTTGATGAAATTTATGGAAGATTACCTGCATGGCGTAGGTTTGATAAGACCGGTGTTGAGCGTGGGTATAACTTAATCATCAACAATGAGGCTAAAGGCAACACTTTGGCTTACACCTATTTGGGACATGACACTATTTGGTTCTCAATAAAAGATGTTAAAAGCGTTCTTGATGCACCTAAAGATTGGCGCGGCTGGTTTATGTCTGCGGCTAATACAAGCAATGAAAACCTTTATACAATTGCGCATGAAATGGGGCATACCGTAGATAGCGTTATGAACGCTAATAGAGGTTCAGTATCAGGTGCATTACGCCGCAAGTATCCTGAATTGTTTTCTAGGTATAGCCGCAAGAACGCAAAAGAAGCCTATGCAGAAGTATTTGCTGAATGGATTTTAGGGGTGCGTAATCCCGTAACTGAAACTTACGCTACTAAATTCGGGTGGGATCTTAGCGTTGAAGATTACTATTCACCTGATAACCGCATAATTACATGGAAACCAAATTCACGCACAATCCTGTTAGGCGATTAAGGAGCAAACATGGCAAATAATGAACCGATTGATGTGGTCTTAGAATGGGAAGATTACGAAAACATGCCCAAATTTGAATTACAAGAAAGGGCATTGGCTGATGATGAGAAAGCCCAACGCATTTACTTTAAGCGTTACGGAAATCAGAAAGTTGATACAGTAAGCGATAAGGTTTCAACACCATCACCGGTAATTGAATGGATAGAGGAATAAACATGGCATTTAAGCACTTCAACGCCAGTACGCAAACAACAGCATCAATTTTGCATCAAGTTGATAAGAACGCTACCCCACAAACACCTATAACAATTTACAACAATCACAGCGCCGCAATCTTTATTGGTGACAGCACAATTACAACATCAGGTGCAACTATCGGACAAACTATCAATAACGCCGCTAGATTAGTAGTTTATGCAAACGCTAATGACATTATTTATGCTATCTCTGCATCTGGTTCTGCGGCAGGCGCAGTAGTAATTACCTATTCAGCATAATCATGGCTGAAGGATTTGTACCACCGCAAGAAGTACGCGCTAACGCTAAACGGGGTTTAGAGTTACGCCAAAAGTACAACCGTGGTGGTACAGAAGTTGGTGTGGCTCGCGCAAGAGATCTATCTAACGGCGCGGCGCTATCATTAGACACGATCAAGCGCATGAATTCTTATTTCTCGCGCCATGAAGTAGATAAAAAAGGAGAAGGTTGGGGCAAGGACAGTGCCGGTTACATTGCTTGGTTGCTTTGGGGCGGTGACGCTGGTTGGTCTTGGGCAAAAAGAATTATCAGAGAACAAGAAAACAAGGAGAAAGCAACAATGAGCAATCTAACAACATCATTCTTTGCAATTGAAAAAGCAGACAGAAATGCTGATGGCACACTAACCGTTTACGGCAAGGCAACAGATGACGCTTTAGACATTGATAAGCAGATTTGTGATGGTGACTGGTTAGATCGCGCTATGCCACATTGGTTCAAATCAGGCGGCAACATCAGAGAACAGCACAGCAACATTGCCGCAGGCGTGGCAACAGACTATGAACTTAAATCAGATGGGCATTACATTACGGCTCTTGTTGTAGATCCTATTAGCGCTAAGAAAGTTGAACACGGCGTACTAAAAGGTTTCTCTATTGGTATTAAAAACCCACGCGTAATTCAAGACTCCAAGGCGGCTAATGGGCGCATTGTTGATGGTCAGATTGTGGAAGTGTCGCTAGTGGATCGCCCTGCTAACCCTAACTGCCAGTTGGTTTTGGCTAAGTCAGCCGGTGCTGATGAAACCGTAATTCAAGTAGAAGAA